TCTTGGGGCTACCGCCTTAAGTGTCTCAAGGGTGACTACGGTGTCAATGCAGATTGGGAAACGTACTCGAAAGAGATGCTTCAATACTGCGTCCAAGATGTACTAGTCAACGTAAAGCTATACGACAAGATCATCTCTAAAGACTACAGCCAAGACGCTATGGATTTAGAGCATGACATCCACCGTATCTGCCTAGAGCAGCAGACCTTTGGGTTTCCCTTTGACGAAGAAAAGGCAGCAGCACTTTACGCCAAGCTTTCGGGTCGCAGGGATGAACTGAAGCAGATTATGATTCATACCTTTGAGCCTAACGTCATTGAACTGAAGACTAAGACTAAGGTACTCCCCTTTAACCCTAGTTCACGTCAGCAGATCGCAGATAGGCTACAGAAGCGAGGGTGGGAACCAAAAGCTTACACAGAGTCAGGCCAAGTCATTGTCAATGAGACAACCTTAAAAGAGATTGAGGACACCATTCCTGAAGCTAAGTTACTTCTTGAATACCTCATGCTTGTTAAAAGGCTAGGTCAGTTATCTGAGGGTAAGAATGGTTGGCTCAAGCTATCCAAGAACGGACGTATCCACTATTCCACTAACACGCTAGGTGCTGTGACAGGCAGGGCTACAGCTAGTAGACCTAATGTTCAGCAGGTTCCTAGTGAACGCGCTGAGTATGGCAAGGAGTGCCGAGAGTTATTCCATGCACCTAAAGGTTGGGAACTAATGGGTTCTGACCAATCGGGCATAGAACTTAGATGCTTGGCTCATTACATGGGTAAGTGGGACAAGGGGGCGTATGGCAAGGTAATCCTTGAAGGTGATATTCATACCACCAACATGGAAGCCTTGGGATTAACTGACAGATCAATTTCAAAAACATGGGCATACGGATTCCTGTATGGGGCAGGTGTTGAGAAGCTAGGCAACATAGTTGGTAAGGGTAAGAAGGAAGGTTCTAGGCTTAAAGATAAGTTCTTGGAAGCCCTACCAGCCCTTAAGAATCTCCAAGACTCAGTTAAAGAAGAAGCAACCAAACGTAAGGTAAAAGGTCTTGATGGGCGAATCATTCCTGTTAGGCATCAACACGCCTCCTTAAATACTTTATTGCAATCCTGTGGCGCAATTCTCGCAAAGAGATGGGTCGTCACCTTCCACCAGCTATGTCAGGAGAAAGGCTTTACTCACGGTGTTGAGTACCAGCAGTGCGCTTGGGTACACGATGAAATTCAAATCTTAGTTAAAGAAGGTACAGGTGACGTGTTCGGAAAGCTTGCTCAAAAAGCTATGCGTCTTACAGGTGACTATTACAAATTCGGAGTTCGACTAGATGCGGAATACAACATTGGAAGATCGTGGGCAGATACCCACTAATAAGAACTGTGTGTACGAATATGGGCAGTGGTGGTATGTAGGTAAAACTACAGTGGGGAGACAAACCGTTCTGTCACACAACGCTAAGAACCATAAGCGTATGTTTGTGGATAATAAGTACATCCCCCAATCTCACCCCTTATGGAAGTCAGGGCGGTACAAGTCATTCAATGACGCTGCCTTTAGTTCACTAAAAAACTACCCAAAATCTACAATCGGATGTGTCTACGTCATTAAGAATCCAGCATGGCCCGAATGGGTCAAGGTAGGTAAAGCTGTGGATGCTGAAGACCGCCTTAGTAGCTACCAAACCAGTGACCCGTACAGGTCATACATCCTCCACCACCACATTGACGTACCTAATCGGCATGACACAGAAACTAAGGTTCACCAAGAACTAGAACTTGTCTGTGACGATAGAAAAAATGAGTGGTTCAAAATTAACTTAGACGGGGCAGTCGATGTCCTTAACAAACACTAGAAGGGAATAACCCAATGGAAACAGGAAACCTATCGCTAATCATAACCTTTAACAGTGATTGCACGTCAGTGAAGTTTAAAGGTGAATGTGATGGTGAACCCACGATGGAACACAGTGCCTACGGTGCAGCCGTCTATGCCGCAGTGCAGGACATTGTAAATGAGGAAGAAATACTCATGCACTACTTGGAACTTGCCACCACTTTGTACGGTGAAGAAGATGATGAGGAAGTGCCTGAGAAAAAGCAGTTTGAACTTAAATTAGTCCACTAAATTGGAGAGTCCAGATGTCCCGTACCACCTTACTATTAGACGGTGATCTAATTGCGTACCGTATAGCCGCAGCACTCGAAAAACCTACCCACTGGGGTGACGGCCTGTGGACTCTCCATTGTCACGAAGATGACGTTAACAAAGGCTTTGTATCTAAGGTCGAGCAAATAAAAGCAGAGACAGGCTTAAAGGAAGTGGTAGTGGCTATCTCTAGCCCAACCAACTACCGCAAAGACATTAACCCTGAGTATAAAGCTAACCGTAAGACTACTCGCAGACCTTTGTGTCTCTACACGCTTCTTGACTTCGTTAAGGAGCAGTACAACCACGTCATCTTAGACAACATCGAAGCTGATGATGTCATGGGAATCTTAGCAACCCAAGACCCTGACAAGTACCTCATTGTCTCCGATGATAAAGACATGCTGACCATACCCAATGCACGTATCTGGAAAGATGGTGAAGTTGTCCACATCTCTGAAGAAGAAGCTTACGAACACTTCATTACCCAAGCACTCAAAGGCGACCCAACAGACGGTTACTACGGTGTTAAAGGTGTGGGTGAAGTGACAGCACGTAAGCTAATTGATAAGCACCGAGGCACCCCTGAGAGTCTTTGGGAAGGTGTACTAAAAGCTTACAAAGGTGACGCAGCAGAAGCACTACTGAACGCACGTATGGCCCGAATACTCACAGCAGAGCTTTGGGACAATGCCCCTATTTTGTGGCAACCACCTATCAATAAGGAACCATCCAAATGAAGAAACGCATTGAGCCTACTGTTGACCTTATAAACACACCACCTCATTACACTACCGCATCTATAGAGCCTATTGATTACATACGCGCACATGAGATGAGCTTTTGCGAGGGTAACGTCATTAAGTATTTAACTAGACACAACCATAAAGACACACCGATGCAAGACCTACTGAAGTGCCGCTATTACATCAATAAATTAATTCAAGACTTAGAACAGGAATACCGCCAAGCATGAACAATTACTTTCCCAACGACTACCAAGCTTTCATCCACACCAGCCGCTACGCCAAGTGGCTTGATTCAGAAAATAGGCGAGAAAATTGGGGCGAGACGGTAGACCGATACGTGTCTAATTTAGTGCTACCTAAAATCAAGGATGACGAAACAGTCATGGCAATCCGCGAAGCAATCACAGATTTGGACGTGATGCCCTCCATGAGAGCCATGATGAGTTCGGGCAAAGCCTTTGATCGTGACAACACGGCTGGTTATAACTGTTCGTACTTACCTGTCGATGATATTCGCAGCTTTGATGAGGCCATGTTCATTTTACTTTGTGGCACAGGTGTGGGGTTTTCTGTTGAACGTCAGTACGTTAACCAGTTACCAGAAGTACCAATGAACCTTATTTACTTAGACGAGACAATCGTAGTACCTGACTCTAAAGAAGGTTGGGCGTACTCACTACGTACATTAATATCTTCCTTGTATAGCGGTATAATACCTAAGTGGGATGTGTCCTTAGTGCGTCCCGCAGGTGCAAAGCTTAAGACCTTTGGTGGTCGTGCTAGTGGCCCTGCACCTTTGGTTGACTTGTTTCAGTTTGTGGTTAGCAAGTTCAAGGAAGCTTCAGGTGAGAAACTAACTAGCCTACACTGCCACGACATCATGTGTAAAATCGGTGAGGTTGTAGTTGTTGGCGGTGTCCGCAGATCAGCCATGATTAGCCTATCGAATCTCAGTGATGACCGTATGCGTCATGCTAAATCTGGTGCGTATTGGGAGGCAAACGGACAGCGTAACTTAGCGAACAACTCAGTAGCCTATACTGACAAGCCAGACTCCACCTCATTCATGCGAGAGTGGTTAAGTCTAGTCGAGTCAGGCACAGGTGAGCGAGGTATCTTCAACCGCCAAGCTGCACAGAACCAAGCAGCCAAAAACGGTAGGCGTGATGCCACCTATGAGTTTGGAACAAATCCGTCAATGGCGGCTTAGTGGGGAAACCCACTCCGAAGAATTGCGTTAATTCAGGGAACACCTCTAGTACAGAGACAATCCTGAGCGAAGCCTTATGTCTTACGATGTGAGGAACGTGCAACGACTATCCCGCAAGGGAGTAGAGCATAAGCTAATGATGCTCGAAAAGCGTAACATCCTGAAAATTGGATGATGATATAGTCTGGACTATGCGGTGACGTGTAGAAGTTCATAAGAGAACTGGTGAAAGTGTTGCGACTCTCATCGAACATAATCGGTTCAGAAATAATACTAAGACCCTACCAGTTCTGCAATCTCACCGAGGTAGTAATACGCTCTACTGACACTGAGCAAGACCTTGAACGTAAGATCGCAGTCGCTACAATCCTTGGGACTCTCCAAGCTACCTACACTAAGTTCCCGTATCTACGTCAGGTTTGGCAAGATAACACTAACGAAGAACGTCTTCTTGGTGTGTCACTTACTGGCATCATGGATAACCCCTTAACCACTACAGCTAACCCTGATCTTCAGGGACTACTAGAGCGTCTTCGCGCTGTCTCAGTAGAGGTTAACAAGGAGTGGGCAGGTAAGTTAGGCATTGCAGTATCCACAGCAATCACAGCAGTCAAACCTAGTGGCACAGTCAGCCAGTTAGTTAACTCTGCTTCAGGAATCCATGCGCGTCACAGCGAATACTACATCCGTACTGTTCGTGGTGCGTTTAACGACCCCTTAACTCAGTTTATGAAAGATCAGGGGATTCCTTGGGAGCCTTGCGCCCACCAGCCAGACACAACAGTAGTGTTTAGCTTTCCTCAGAAGTCCCCAGACCAAGCCGTGTTGACTGAGAACACAACGGCTATTCAGCAGCTAGATACTTGGCTTGCGTATCAACGTCATTATTGTGAACACAAGCCCTCAGTGACCATCAACGTCCTTGCAGACGAATGGTTAGAAGTGGGTGCTTACGTTTACAAGAACTTTGATGAAATGTCAGGTGTAAGCTTCTTACCGTACTCAGAACACATCTACCAGCAAGCCCCTTACCAACAGTGTGATAAGGAGAGGTATGAGTTGTTCTTAAAGCTGATGCCCAAGGCTATTGATTGGTCAAAGCTGTCAAACTACGAAGTAGAAGACACGACCATAGGTTCTCAGACATTAGCTTGTTCTGGTGACTCTTGTGAAATCGTTGACCTCGTATGACGTTTGTAAATTACTTTAAAAAATTCTACTGGGGGTGGCGTATACGCTACTCCCTTTATTCAACGGCTAGAGATGTAGCCAAAATTGAAAAGTTAATTACTAAGGAGTTAAACAACCGTGACAACATCAACAAGTGACGTAACTGGCTTACCTATACGCACCAAGGCTAAAACTGACCTGTATGACTCAGGGTGGGAGGCTTTATTTAACAAGTCTCCTGTACCCCTTGGGGAAGACACTCGACCTAAAGATCGTATTAAGCAAGGCATCTCTCCTCATGCAAGTATAGAAGATTGGGACTGCCGAAGATGACGTTCATGATTCTGTTTGAAGAGATTATGGACGGTTTTAATTGTGATTTAAACACAGCAATGCAGCTATACCAAAGAGGCACGATATGGGAAGACTAATATCAGTTGATGAGGATTATTTTAACACAGTTGAAAAAGACTCTGAGTTTTTAAGCTGCCTCACTAGTTGTGGGGTGCATACGTGGGAAGGTTTTGAAGAGGCACTAACTATGTACGAAGAGGATTGCGAATGAACGCTAAATGTGTCTATTTTCCTTTAACGTACCGTTACAGTAAAGCCTTATGAAAAACATACTTGGCACGTCTTTGGGTGTATCCCAAGGACTTCTCACAACTCTCGACAAGCTATTCCCTGACAAAATCCCAATAGGCAAGATCGGCCTAGAGGAACTTCGGTTTCTCCAAGGCCAGCGGAGTGTCCTTAAGAAACTTAGAGAGTTATCCGAAGACGATTTTAATAATGAGGAGTAAACCATAAATGTGTTTATTCGGTAGTCCCAACAAACCAGCACCAACAGCACCTGCACCTGCTAAATCCCCAGCAACCTTAGACTTTTCAGATGTGGAAACGACACCCAGCAGTGCGCGTAAGCGAAGGGCCAAGGGTAAGCGTGGAGTGCGCAACATGAGGTCTACTTCAGGTATGAACATGGGTGGCTCAAGCCCACCTAGTTTAAACATACCTAGTAATAAGGGAGGTAGTTAGTATGTGCGCAGTAGAAGCAGAACGAGGATAGGAGATAGAATATGGCGGCATGGACACAGAAGACTAAACCGAGCCTTTCAGGTTCTCAAAAAAGAGCAAAATCTAAAGTAAGCGCAAGCCCTAATGAGCAAGGTCAGAAAAAAGCACCTAAACGTAAAG